AGTCGATTACTCAAGCTGTAACAACAGTTGCAAGCCCTAATGCAGCCCACCAACGCATGGCACAGTTCTGGGATTTGATAGCAGATTTGAAGGAAGGGACATACAAAATTAGGAGCGAGCATAGAAAATACTTGCCTCAGCTGGAGAGAGAAGTAGATGACAGCTATGATCGCAGACTCCAAAGGAGTACAGTAGTTCCCTATCTACAGAGAATCGAGAAAATGCTGTCAGGTATGTTGGTCAGAAAGCCCATAAGACTAGATGATGTATCTGATTTGGTTAGAGAACAGCTGTTTGATGTTGATTTAGAAGGCAATGATCTTAATATCTGGCTTTACCAGACTGCAAGAACTGTTGTTTCATTTGGACATTGTGGTGTTTTAGTAGATGCACCAAAGGAAGGAGAGAAAGCAAGGCCATACTGGGTGACATATAAGCCAGAGGATATATTAGGCTGGAGGACTGAGATCATAGAAGGGGCAAGGGAACTTACACAGGTGCGTTTGTTGGAGAGGGTTGTTGAGCCAGATGGCCAATATGGTGAGAAGGTAATATCTCAAATCAGGGTGCTTGAACGTGGTAGGTACGAAATCCACAGAAAAGACGATAAAAAGGGCGAATATAAATTGTTTGAAGAAGGTGAAATGAGCTTGAAAGACAAGATACCTTTTGCTGTTGCCTATTCCAACAGGGTCGGATTTTATGAAAGCCGTAGTCCCTTGTATGACATTGCAGAGCTAAACCTAAAGCATTATCAAATTCAGTCTGATTTAGATAATATCTTGCACATTAGTTCTGTTCCTTTACTTGCAGTCTTTGGCTATCCAAATGCAGATGAGATAACAACAGGCCCTAGTGAGGCACTATCACTGCCACCTGAGTCACGCATGGAATATATCAGCCCATCAGGAGATAGTTATGACAGTCAGTTCAAAAGACTTGATGATATTAAGGATCAGATCAATACATTATCGCTTGCAGCTGTTCTTGGGCAGAAGTTAGTAGGAGAGACAGCAGAGGCCAAGAGAATAGATAGATCGCAGAATGACAGCACAATGATGGTAGTTGCCCAGCAAATGCAAGACCTGATTGATAACTGCTTGAAGTTTCATAGCGAATATCTCAATGAACCTAATGCTGGAAGTTGCTTTGTTAACAGAGACTTTGTTTCTGCAAGGCTAGAACCACAGGAGATCCAGTCATTACTTGCATTGTTTACCTCTGGCACTATCAGTCAGGAGACATTATTGAATCAGCTATCAGCTGGAGAGATACTTGGTGATGACTTTGACGTTGAAGATGAGATTGAAATAACGCAGAACGGAGGTTTGACAGAAAGAGAAGAACCAGATGCCCCAGCGGAGGAGCCAGCGGACACAGAGGACGAATGATAAATGTCTATCCCAGAGGTATTTTTTAGGGAAACTATTGATCTTAATAGGTATTCAAATGCTGTTGCCATTAAATATGTAGTAAATTACAACCAAATAATTCTTAATGCAGCAAAACAGTTAAGAGCAATAGATCAAAGACAGGTTGCAGAGATAGCGAAAGGAGGAGCAAGAATCATTGCACCGCAAACAAGAAAAAGATTAAGAGCCATCATAAAGCAATCAAAAGATAGTCTCGATACTTGGTGGCTAAGGTCAGCCATAGATATGGGGTCAGAAATGCAAGGGGTTGCAATGTTGCAGTCTGAGTTTATACAAAATGAGCTTAAAAAAGTAACTGCCTCTGGTAATGTTCCTATTAATAGTGTTGCGATAAGCGATAAGTATGCAGAGTCAGTGATAATGACTGACCCATCACAAGTAAATATTTTTACTGATAAGGCTTTTACAGAAGATAATTTTAAACAATTTGGATCTGGTAAATTTAAACTTACAGCCCAGCAGGGAGCATCAATCACACTTCCAAATGGCAACACAGTAGAAAAGGCATTTAGGGGCATAGCAGAGTCCTCAGCCCAAAAGTTAGATTTAGCAGTCAGATCAGGTGTGTTCTCTGGTGAGACACTAGAGCAGATAAGTAGGAGATTAATTGGCAATCTTGAGTTTTCGCAGAAAGGTAATGTCAAACAGATCGCTTTAGCTGGGGGTGAATTAACAAAGCTGGCTAATCATCAGATCCAGACTATTGTAAGAACATCTGTTAATCAAGTAACAAATCAAGCATCACAGGCTGTCTATGCAGCTAATAAAAAAGTCTCACCACGTTATGAATATGTTGCAACATTGGATTCTCGAACAAGTCCTATCTGTCAGCGACTTGATGGACAAACATTTGACTACAATAATGGCCCAACACCACCGCAACACTTTAATTGTCGATCTACTACTGTCCCTGTTGTGGACTTTGATGGTTTACAAAAGAAATATCCTAATCTTGAAAAGCCGCCAACAACACAGTTTGACACCAGACCATCAGCTACAGGCAGAGTTCCGCAAGGAACAACATACGGAAACTGGCTGCTAAATCAAGATAGAAAGCTACAAGTTAAAACTTTAGGGAGTGAGGGCAAAGTAAGAATATTTAAAAAATTGGCAAAAAAAGAAGGATCAGGACAGGCAGCCTTACGAAAGATGATTCGCAATGATGGAACTGAAGTTTCACTTGCAAAGCTCAAACAACTATATGGCAAGCCTACTGTGGCCAAGCGTAAGCCAACTGTTGCCACACCTAAGGCGAAAGCAGTGGTCGGAACTGCTGTAGCATCTGACTTTATTAAATCAAAACCACTTAAAAAACTTACTGAAAAAGAATTACTAGCTGATCTTAAAGAATTTAGAGAGTATGACAGAAAGATACAAATATCAAGGGGCATTAAGAATCCATCAACAGGGCCAATAGATGCAAAGATTAAAAGATTAGAGCAAGGATTGAGTATAGAAAGAGCCATAGATAAGAACTCACCTATGTACAACGATTATTTGTTCTGGAAGCAAGGATTTAACAAGAAACCAGATAGAGTGAAAAATGTTCAAGCATTAAAAGATAGAACTGATTTGGTAAAAGGTGCTGATGGTGAAAATCTTTTAATTTATAGGGGTGTTTCAAATGACAAGTGGTCTGACGAGTTTAAAGGTATTGGAAAGACTGGCGATCATTATTATGTCGGAAATGGCATTTATGGAAACGGATCTTATGCAGCGTCAAGAAATATTCATGGAACAAAAGCAATGGTTAAACAAGGCAATAAAAATGCTTATGATTTAGCTGAAAACTATACAAGTAGTTATGGTTCAACTGTGACAGCGGCAGAAAAGAAAAAAAGAATTACAGCTTTTGGGATTAAAAAAGGAGCTAATTTAAAAACTTGGGAAAAAGGTGCAAGTACAAAAAGCTTAAAAGGCGCACACGCTTTCCCTGACTCTGACTGGTATAGACAAACTTTTAAAAAATGGGAAGATGAAACGATTGCAAAAGCAACAAAGCTGACAGGTTATAAAGTTAACACTGTTGGTGAAGCTTGCAGTATTTTGGGGATAGATGGATACCAAGTGCCTTTGCCTCTAGTTGATGAAGTAGGCGATAAATTAGTTCACTGGAATATGGATTATTGGGTAATTCTCAATAGATCAGCTATAGTAGTGAGTGATACTGTAGGTTTATGAATGTAGAAACTGTAAACAATTCAAGAGATTTAGCACAGATGATGACATCTTTGAACCTTGATATTGAAGCACGAAGAAAATTTATTGAAGCGGCTGGTAAGGCAGATGATTTTGTGTCTTTTGTAAAAGATGTTAATAATGGCAAAATATCTTTTAATTAGATGCCACTTAAAAAAGGAAAGTCACAGAAGTCTATCTCTGCCAACATCAGGCTTTTAATGAGAGAAGGCCGCACATTAAAGCAGGCTCAGGCTATAGCACTATCTACCGCTGGCAAAAAAAAGACAGCTAAAAAACGCAAAAGGAAGTAATATAAAGTCAGCTACTTTTATTGCTATGCCATCACATTATGGGTCAATGAAGCCAAAAGGAACAAAAAAAAAGAAAAAGAAGGGAGGTAAAAAGTAATGGGTTATCAATTCACAAAGCAAGGTGAAGAGCCAAAAAAGCAACCAAAAAAGAAAACTAAAAAGTGAGAAGATTCCGCAAAGTTGCAAAAGATAAAAAGACTGGCGTTGCTAAGAAATATCTCAGCGGGGCCAAGAATAAAGGTGCAAAAGCAGCGGAAATCAAACGCACTGCGGAAGCTTATAAAAGAGGAGAGTATATTGATATAAGAGCAGTATCCAAATCACGCACAAAACAAGATGGCTCCAAAAAGAAAACCACTGTCAGCCGCCGTAGAAAAAAGTCTTAGGGCAAAGGCAGAAAAGTCAAGATTCACATATCGTCAGCTTGCAGCCGTCTATAGGCGTGGGCAAGGTGCTTACTTGTCTAGTGGATCAAGAAATGTTCCTATGGGTGCATGGGCTATGGGAAGGGTCAATAGTTTTATTTCTGGAAAGGGTGGAGCAAGAAAAGCAGACGCTGATTTGTTGAGGAAAAAGAAGTGAGACTGACGACCAGACAAAAGAACACACTTGCAAAGCACCAAAAGGCTCATGGTCACACAAAGGCCCACATGGAATATATGAAACGTAAGATGAGAGAAGGGGTATCATTTACTGAAGCACACAATATGGCAATGAAGAGGAAAGGTAAATGAGTGATCCTAGACTTAAAAGATTTGGATTAGCTGGTTTCAATAAACCAAAAAGAACCCCATCACACCCAACAAAGTCTCACGTTGTTCTTGCAAAAGAGGGCGATAAGGTCAAGCTCATCAGGTTTGGTATGCAGGGAGCAAAGAATAAACCGCCAAGAAAGGGTGAATCAGACGCAGATAAGGCAAAACGCAAGAGTTTTAAGGCTAGACACGCTAAAAATATTGCCAAAGGTAAAATGTCAGCGGCATTTTGGGCGAACAGAGAGAAGTGGAGCTAACATTGTAAATAATTGTTAATTTTTTATTTATGGCAGACGAAGTAATCAAGCCTGATAACACAGCTGAAATAGCTGCGTTAAAAGCTGAAGTTGAAAGACTAAGAAAATCTAATAGTGAAATATTGGATGATTACAAGAAAGCTAAGGAGGCTGCAAAAGCTGTACCTCAAGATGTAGATGTAAATGCTTTGATTGCATTTAAACAGAAAAAAGAACAGGAAGAGCTTGAAGCAAAGGGCAGATATGAGGAGGCTACAGAAAAACTAGCAAGTCAGTACAGAGAGGCTGAACAACAGCAAAAACAAAGGATACAGGAGTTGGAGGCTAGACAAAGACAGTTAGAAGTTGAAGCTCCAGCAGTAACAGCACTTGCTGATGTTGTACACGACCCTCAATATGTGTTGAGTCGTATAAGCAAGGAACAGCTTGCTAGGGAAGCAGACGGCACAGTTGTTGTTGTTGATGGGTATAACAGAACACCAGTTAAAGAGTGGGCAATGTCTCAAATGCCTCAATGGGTACAAAAGAATCCAAGACCTCAAGGCGGTGGAGCAACGACAACAAAGGTACAGACTGAGTTTGTTTCTAATGATAAAAACCCATTTGCACCTGATTCATTCAACCTTACAGAG